GATTGGTTTGAAATGCTATAATCGTGTGTTGCCATAATTTAATATCCTGTACTAATCCAATTGAATGTTTTTTGTGCAGCAGTTGAGCTACTGTTATAAAAAGTTACCGTAAACCCAGAAGCTGTACTACTACTAATAGTCCAGTAATCTCCTGTGTCGGCATCCTGTAAAGTTATACCTACCGTAGGTGTAACTTTATAAGGGGTACTATACGTTACTACTTCTGTACCATTGTTAGTACCAGAAGAACTAGTAACCCCTGAGTTTCGTTTTATAGTATCCGGCATATCTATAGATATAGATAGCTCGTCTACTTGTACGTTATGCGAAGTGTCCCCACTCGTCATCTTAAGTCTAAACTCCAAAGCTCTTGCGAAGTAGTCCCCTACCAGGAAAGGTGACCAAGCACCCCAAGTAGGGGTACCTGCGGGGTCATCCTGCGTAAAGCGTACTTCTAATACTACATTAGTATCTGATATATCTGAGCCATCGAATGTTCCTGATTTGCTGTCAAAATCTCCTGTAGCAATGTCGAATAGATCCATTACTGCTACACCTAAACTTGATACGGTGGCTGTTACTCTACTAGTGTATATAGCCCCCAAGTCAATATCTTGGTCCGTAAAATAGTAATAACCTAAGGTGGGTATATCCCCTTCTATTCTATAGTTTGCTTGATCTGTTTGCCCAAATAGGTTATCAGCTAAAATTACGTCATTATATGCATTTATAGAGCTAATAGTACTTATCTGTGCCGTATCTAGATTTCGTATAATTTTATACCTATGATCTGCGTCAGTAAATGTAACCCCTGTATCTCGTAATATACTATTAGGTACTTCTATTCGGTAGCCCTCTCCATCTTGGTTATCAAAAATCCCAGTAGATAGGACCAGTTCAGTACCGTCTACCCTAGATGAAACAGTAGCCGTTGTATTATCGGTAGTATTTCTTACTAACTTACCAATGTATTCGTCTGTAAAAGAGGCTGAGGGGTCATATAGTCTATCATACCCCGGCTCTACCTCATACGTGTGCCCATCTTTATCGTCAAATATACCAGAAGTTAGCCCCAGCTCTGTACCACTGATATAACTGGACACTGTAGTAGTAGTACTATCCGTGGTATTTCTAATTGTTCTCCCCACTAAAGCGGAAGTAAAGGAAGCACCTGTGTCTCTTAATCTGTTGGTGTCATTATTTACAGTGTAGCTGTCCCCCTCTTTGTCATCAAATATACCAGAAGTTAATGTTAAATCGCTAGAGCTAACGTACGCGCTAACAGTGGTTTCAGTGCTTCTAGTAGTATTTTTTATAATGTTGCCTACCATACTGGAAGTAAAACTACCAGTACTATCATATAATTTAGAAGCCCCGGCCTCTATATCATACGAGTGAGTATCTTTATTATCAAAAATACCTGAGGATAACGTTAATTCTGTACTACTTACATATGTAGATACCGTTGCAGTAGTACTATCATTAGTGTTCCTAACTGTTCTACCTACTAAAGCCGATGAAAAGGAAGCACCTGTATCTCTTAAGTAGTTAGGACCTGCTTCTAGTTCCCAAGCGTCCCCATGATCCCCACTAAATAAACTGGAGGACAAGGTTACTAAAGTGCTACTGTCTACAGAACTTATAGTCGCTGTTCCCCCATCCGTAGTGTTACGTACAGTCCTACCTACATCCCCTGAAATGAAGGAGGCCCCTGTATCCCTTAGCTGGGAGTCCTTAGTCTCTAGACGGTAGGAGTCTCCTGCACCACTAAATATATCAGAACTTAAGGTTAATACTGTTCCACTATCTACAGCAGATACCGTAGCTGTGGTACTGTCTGTAGTGTTACGTATAAGATTGTTTAGCCAAGTAGAGTCAAAGGAGGCGTTATCATCCTCTAACTTATTAGTAACATGAGTTACATCATCAAAATTGCCTGATCTATCATCAAAATTGCCCGTAGCACTATCTACAAAATTAGCTGCTTGATAGTCCGTACTACCTACGTTTAAAATAGCATTATGGGTGCCCGAAGCCCTTGAGTCATCATGGGTACCAGTACCTAGACTATCGTGGGACCCAGTAGCTATATACTCATCATAAGTACCTGAGCTCACTACATCATCTTCATGAGTACCCGTTACGTAATAAGCATCGTGAGTACCTGAAGATACACTAGCAGGGTTAAGCTCAATAGTATTGTCGCTAGAATCGTAAAACACATTTGAATTTCTAGAGTCATTGATGCCCGTATAGGCCGTGCCGTTACCGAATGTAGTATGTTGATTAGACGTATAAACTACATTTAGTCCTAAGATATCGGCTGTATTAGATATAATATACCCTGCATTGACGGATTCATTACCCGTGGAGTCCAGTGCTTTGATTAAGTAGGCTCCAGATAGTAAAGGTACAGATACATCAGTAGAAGTACCAGGTACTGTTTTATTAACATCTGTAGATCCTGCCCAGGTTACTCCACTAGTTTTACTAGTATGCCTAATCCAGTAATTACCCCCGGTAATTACATCCAGGTCTGAGACAGCTGTCCAACTTAGGTACGCCTGATCCCCTCTAGCGACCATATTAAAGTTAGTTACGTCTCCAGGGGCACTTGTTTTACCATAAATTTCCTGCTCTAAAGATGCGTAGGGTGAGTATAACATTAGAAAATTCTCCTTGTTTTAACTCTAAATTCTAAAGTTCCTGCAGGTGCATCATCAATAGTGATACTTTGCGCAGAGGTTTCCCCCATAGAGGTCCAATTTGTAAGAGCAGGGGCCTTTCTTCTCCACTCTACATAATAAGAGGCTACATAAGGGTAAGTAGTAGAGGTCCCAGGAGTTTTAGGTGCTTCCCAGCTAAAAGTGGCTCTGTTCTTAATATTCCTCATAGAATCTACATATAGTTCTTCTGTAATCTCCAGGCCTGTAGGCTCTGGGATAGCGTCCCCTGGATCAGGTATATTACTTATACTCTTTGAAGAGAAGGCTAAGTTATCCTCTATGTACCCATACTTAGCTCCATGGTATCTAAGAGCACTAACCCCTACTGTATTAGGTTCGGTCTCTTTAACGCTAAGAACTCTGAAATCAGCCGCCTCTACTGTTCCTATCTCTTCTAATACCCACATTTGGCCAGTTGCAGGCGTATTAGTGAAGGCATTAGCACTTACTAGTACAAATTCGGTTACACTCTCAGTAGTAGTTACCGTAGGTAAATCTCTACTTTCTACCCATATATAAGGCTTCCACTCATTATCTGGGTTGGCATTTATACAATCAGCCTTAGTGGTCTGCGCCTGCTTAACATTTCCATACACACAAGCCTCTTCTGTATTTATTACAGATAGCTTATATGATTTCCCACTTGTTACTGAAGTAGCTGCATCTAATTTAATAGTAGTAGTAGTACTCCCTGTCCCAATACGCCCTCCATACCTAACTCCTGCTCTATGCCCATCAGCTATTTGTATCAAGTCTCCTGGGCGTATCGCAGCTCCTTCCATTCCTGTAGTGAAGGCAACAGTCTCTGTTTCATATCTCTCTGTGTATAAGATCCAGCGGCCTAATCTATTAGCTTGCCCCTGAGAAGTACACCCTACAGCCTTAACATCTGTAGAGAATATCTGATTACCCGCCTCTACTATACCCACCGTATCCTCCACATACTCTACATTAGGACGATAAAAATCTTCTGGGTTGTTCCAAGTAACATAAGCTACATTGTGTCGTTTTTTCTTAGAAGTGCCTTCGTATATAAAGGCACCCCCCTCTACATTAGAATCCGAAAAAAGCATTACAGGTTCTTTAGGAGAATCCTGAATGCCCGTAACTTGCCCGCTCTGCCAATATAACATTCCTCTAAATGCAGAGGCTATATCATTTAGTACCTTAAAAGCTTCGTGCTGTCCTTGTAAGTATAGATTACAGGCAAAACGCGCCTCTTTGCCTCCCCATCCATCATCAACTCCAACAAAGTTCCCAGAGGTGTCCACAGCATCACAATACCTACCTATTTCGTATAGAGCCCACTTATCCATACTGTTAGCATCTAACCACTTACCTAAGCCATACCTTTCCTCACTGCATAGATCATATAGGATCCAAGCAGGGTTACAAGTCCAAGCAGTAGTAAAAGTACCGTCCCAGGACCCTGAGTATAAAGTGTCCCCTACACTAGTACCCGCCCAGTCATAGCCCCCTGCAGTACACCTATCCTGTCTTCTAATAGTTGCAGCTGAGCAGTGCCCGGGGTCATAAGAAGTGTAATTACTAGGTACTTTTACCTTTACTCCTTTTATTTCATAGCCTCTATTAGGGATACTGGAAAATTGTTCAGCATTGAATGTCATCCCTATAAGAGCACTATTAGGGTACCTTAGTTTATTATCTATTACTATTGAGTACGCAGACCAGAATAGCTTATTACTAATTTTAACTGTACTAGAGTCCGCTGTTATTCGTTCAACTTTAATAGATATAGTAGTAAACCCAGACGACTTCCAACTACTAGGTATTTCTATACGGTATCCTCTTTCATACCTAGTAGTGGTTTTACCACTGAAACTATCATTTACTGCCTCTACCCACGACCCGTTGTTGTCTTTTTCTATCCATATTTTAAAACTTAGCGTAGTTCCATTTACATCTCCTTCTTCATTATCACCGTTCATAAGAGAGGGTGTAAATAGTAGTACAGTTACTGCGTCTGCTACGGTACTAGAAAAAGTCTTAATGATAGGGCCAGGGGATAGCTTCTTTACTTCTAAATTCACGCCTGACTGGGTGACTGTACCTGGGAAACCTGGAATATAGGTCTGGGAGTTAGTTCCTACTCTCGTAGCATACTGTACATTATCAAAGTTACTAGTGCCGTCTGCATTTATTAAAGGGGTCTCATCCAAATAAATATGGGAATCGTATGTATTTATACCAACAGACCCATTAAACCCGCCTGTTCCTAGTAACCCTACTATTTCCCCTTCTGATATTAGGTCTACTATTTTTGCTGTAGCAGTAGAGAACAGGGAGTCATCTGCTTCTATAGGCGCTCGGCCCCCTCCTTTACCCCCTTTAGACCCGGAAATATTGCCATCCCCTAATCCTGCATTATGCACCCTAATACCATTAGCTATAAATGTGTGTTGGTTTTCTACAGTCAGATTATAAACAGTACAGCTCTCTAGTTTATCAATCCCCGTTATAGGGCGTAAATGATTATTCTCATCCACTAAACAATCGTCGAAGCCTAGTTGCCCTATCTCTACAAAAGCATTATACTGGTTTAGTACCCAATGGTTTGGTGTAGCATCTATATACTCTCCTCCCCAAAAATGATACCTATTTACAGGGTTATCATCGTGTACATGAAGTTTTAAAACTTTAGCAATATGTACTTTTCCAACATCATCAAAACTTAATACCTCATCCCCCTCTTTAAGAGTTGAAATATGTACAGTACCTTTAGCAGTTAATACATTAGTATCCCCAGTAAAGCACCCTTTAGATCCTCTTGTAAAATTAATTTCGTTGCTCATATTCTACTCCTCGGGGGTTACACCGGCGCTAATAACTGCTCCGCCTATTAATAATTGTCCGTAACATACAGGCACAGGGACTCCCTGCATAGAAGTATTAACGGGACCTAAGGACTTATTGTCTGAGAGTTCAGCATCTTTAGGGGGCCCAGGAGGGGTAGGCGCTAGCATCTCTGATACTCCTGCTATTACTAGCCCCATACCTACAGACGCCGCCATAGAAGCTGCAAAATACCCGGCGGTGCTAACCGTCATTTCTGCGAATACCCCACTACCCACTGTACCTCCAACCCCTGCAGCAATTACAGGCCATGCAAAGTAAATTATTATTGCACCTATTATTATTTTCCCCAGGCTGGACTTACTCCCTAGTACTACAGGGACTATTTTTATACTTTGTCTGCCCAAAGGCCCAGACAATTCTGTCTTTACATCTTCAATAGGCTCGTTACCTACTATTATATGATACCCTAGCCCTCTTTCCTCTGAAGAACCTAAAAACTGTCTAAAGCCTGGGTTATTAGAGTTAAGTGCTCTGATAGCTTCCGCGGGGGAGGTTACGTCTAATGACCACTCCTTTCCATATTTATCTGCTAATTCTCCGTATAACGTTACTTTATTTAACATAGTGATTTGTGCCTTAGATGGTGCGTTGTATGTTTTCTCCAGTATCCCCCATATAATTCCTTATTTGAGAGTCTACCATGTACATGGTGTAAAATTTTATCTCCTTCGATAAAAACTGCCGCGTGGTTTGGTACAGGTGAGATTAAATTTATTAAAAATATATCATATTTTCTAATATCATTTTCTTCTAGTATCTTTACAAAACCCTGCTCTTTATAGTTTTCTAAATATCTATTCTCCCCTTTGTCCCACCAGCCATCTTGGCCACTAAAACACTGAAAATCTATATTTAGCTCTTTTTTATAGTAATCTCTAAGCAAAGTACAGCAATCTAAAATTCCGTAACTGAACTGTCTACCAATAATTGGTGCTTCATACCCTGAAGGCTCCCAACTACATAATTTGTTACCTGGCCAGCTTAAAATATGCCAAGGTAGTTTTGTTGCCTCACAAGATATCTTATCCCCCTCCGAAGGGTTACACCCATCATTAGGGTGAGAGTGGCATATACCTAAAATAGTACCGGAATCCTCCGCTTCCGCGTAACTTACAGGATCAATCGTGAAGTACTCTTCAGGCTCTTCAGCTATATTACTTGCTGGAAAGTACCTTTCTTTCTTCCCCACCCCCAGTATAAAACCACATGCTTCTTTGGGGAACTCTATTTCTGTGTGCTTTCGAAAACCCTCTAAAGTCGCCTCATTCATCGTACTGATCCCATTCTTCTACCAGCTCCTGGGAAGCCTCCAAAAGGATTTTCTAAAGGCTCAGGGAACCTAAGCTCACACGCTGTAAATGTTTTAGAACATACATCATCAGCAGAGGAAGAAACAGAATTATTATTAGTATCCCAGTAACTAGACCCAGCGTACCCACATTCGACCCCTTTATACAACCAAGGGCATGAATTAGACACTATAACTCTAGAGGGTAACTTTATACCTATAACATCGTATGCTGCGCTTAACTCAAATTCTATATGAGTGAACGTCTC